ATTGTCGCAAGACAAGGTATGGAAGTTGCTATGTCTGATTCACACGACGCTAACTTCACAAAAGATATTGTTGTTATGAAGGCAACTGTTAGAATGGGTCTCCCAATCTACAGAGCAACTGCATTCTGTTCAATAACAAACTTCTAAGAAATTAGATTATGGCTTTGATGTCCCATTCGTCTTATGAGAGTGGGACATCTAGCAAAAAGGATAAAATGATAATTAAAAAAGATATTTATATGAATGAAGAAGGACTTTGTAAAGAGTCTGCTGAAGGTATGCCAAAAGGTTGGCGTAAAGGCAAACTTATTGCAAGAGAAGGTTGGGAAATGCCTGACGCTGAATACAAAGCTCTTAAGTTCGTAGAATCAAAAGCAAAACAACCAAAAGAAAATAAAGCAAAGTAGGTCTTAAGTGGCAGGTCAGTATATTGATAAAGCTGATTTAAAGGCATACATTGGCTTATCAGGAACGGCACAAGATGACAATATTGATAATGCCATTGACTCAGCTTGTAGATTAATAGATAAAATTTGTGGTAGAAGATTCTATCAAGATAGCGTAGTTAATGCTAAAACTTTTACACCAAACAATAGTTTATATTTAGAGACACCTGATATTTCTACAACAACAGGTCTTATAGTGAAGTTAGATGATAATGATGACGGAACTTATGAAAAAACTTTAACAATTAATACTGACTTCATTGTTGAGCCAACCAATCCTAGAATAAATAGAATCATTGACGGCATAACTTACTACGAGCCTTACAATAAAATTACAATTCTTGATACAAGAAGTTCAGAGAGATTTGACCCAACAATAAAAAGTAATGTCCAAGTAACTGCTAAATGGGGTTGGACTAAAATTCCTTCAGATATAATTACTGCAACTCTTATTCAATCACTTCGTTATTTCAAAAGAAAAGATACTCCATTCAATACTTATGGAGATGTTAATACAGGAGTCAGCGAGTTATTCTCCAAGATTGACCCTGATGTTCAAACACTACTTAGAGGACACAAAAAGACCACTTTAAGTGGTGTAATTCTATAATTTTTTTAAATTTTTTCTAAAACCCTATAAACATTGAGCTTTTTTTTGATATTTTTTTTATAAATAGTTGCAATATAATCAAAGATTATATAATATATTCTTATGAATGAAACAACTAAAATAAACTTTAACAATCCTGACGGTAGTTTTAATCGTGATAAGTGGCTTGATTTTATGAATACATCTATTCAATCTATTCCTTACTTCAATGCAATATCAGGTAGCACTTCTAAAATTGTTAATCAACAATCTAAAAAAGTTCAATGGTCAGGTAGTAGTTGTAATAGGGATAAATTTTTAAGTAAGTCAAATTCTAATTATGAAAAATGGGATAGTGTAAATGGTTGGGAATTTACTTCATCTCCTAGAAATTATATTGACAATCCTACAGGAAAAATTGAAATCTTTAAAATTCATCTTACTTTTGAATATGGTGCAGAATTTTTAGTTGTATATCCTAATGGACAATGGAGATTTTTAGGATATTGGGAATATGCACAATATGGTCTTAAAAAATATATACCAACTAGAATACAAGGGTACTTAAAAAGAGACGGACTTTTATAAATAATTGTTAGTATGTCTTTATGGCAACTAACAGAAACTTCCAATTTGAAGGAATGACTCAGATAAAAAGAAAACTTACCAATGCAGGTTTTACTTTAATTCCTTTGCGTCATCTTATGAATGAACACGCAGAAGTTATTACAAAAGAAGCTAAGAAGGTTGCACCAAAAGATACAGGTGCATTAGCAAACTCTATTGACTTCAAACAGGTAGCTATGGTTGGTAGATTACCTAAGAAGATTCAAATTGAAGCTACTGCACCACACTCAGAGTTTGTACACGGAAGATTTAAAAGACTACCTAGTGGATATAAACCACCACCACCTAAGAGAAGGAAGAATTGGGGTAATGCTAATTGGAGAACTAGACCACACTATCCACCAATTCAACCGATTGAAGATTGGGCTACAAAAAGAGACTTGAACACTTGGGGTGTGGTAAACTCAATCAATGAGCGTGGAACTCCATTAGTTCCATTCTTACTATTAGCCGAAAAAAACACGAGAAAAGCAAGACGCAAAATCACTCGCAGGGTTTCAGCAGAAATCTCTTTGGCTTGGAAAATGAAAAGATAAGTGTATTATAAGGAGTGATATGCCAAAAGGATATGGATATGGTGGCTCTAGGTCATCAGGTAGAAGAAGTAGAAGAAGAAATACTAGAGGTAAAAAATAATGGAATGTTGTGGTAACGATTGTTGCAAAGGTGGTAACTAATGGCATTTGTTCACGGTAAAGACACCAAAGTAATTATAGACTCAACAGATTTGAGTGCTTATCTCAATAGTGCAGAGCCTTCAAGAACTGTTGATGTAGGAGAGACTACAACTTTTGGTAGCTCTAACAAAACTTATATTGCAGGAGAAAAGGACGCTACTGTATCTTTTAGTGGATTCTTTGACGCAACATCAGATAATATTATTCAAGGTTTAATCGGAACTAATGACAAAGTTGCAGTTATTGGTTTTGACGGTATTGACGCAACAGATAATTGTATGTTTGGCAAAGGAGTAACAACTAACTATGGAATTTCAAGTCCTGTAGGAGATGTTGTTGCAGTAACCTTTGACTTACAAGCAAGTGGTTTCTTTAGTGGTAGCGTACTTGAAAACGCAACTGTAACGGCTACAGGTAACGGAACTGCAAGAGATAATGGAAGCTCTACTGCCAATGGTGGTGGTGCTTTTATAGTAGCAACTACAGTAAGTGGTGGTACACCAAGTTTAACTGCTAAGATTACACACTCAGCAGATGATGTAACTTATGCAGACTTGGTAACATTTACTGCTTTAACTTCAGCAGGTGCAGAAGTAAAAGAAATTGCAAGTGGTACAACAATAAACAGATACTTAAAAGTGGTTTATACTGTATCAGGAACTACTCCAAGTTTTGATGTTATAGTTGGACTTGGAAGAAATAATTAAAGGAGAAATTTATGGCATTTACACACGGTAAAGATTCAGTTTTTAAACTTGATAACTCAGGTGGCACATTAACTGATATTTCAACTTATGTAAATAATGTGGACTTCCCTGAAACTGCAGATGTATCTGAAACTACAACATTAGGTGCAGATAATAAAACTTATATAGCAGGTCTTAAGGACGCGACAATTTCATTGTCAGGTCTTTGGGATTCAACTGCAGACGCTATATTTGGTGCAGTAGTTGGACAATCAGCTACTTTGTCATTTGAATATAGCCCTGAAGGAACAACAGGTGGTAATGTGAAATATGAAGGAGAAGCAATTTTAACTTCTTATGCAATTTCTAGCCCTGTTGGAGACGCAGTTGGATATTCTGCTGACCTTCAAGTTTCAGGTGCAATCACTCGTGGTACACACTAAGTAAAATAAAGGAGAGCTAGGCGTATGGCTAAGATTTTAAACTTAGATGACATCAAGTCATTACCTGATGTGCCGACTAAAACTATTGATATTCCACAATGGAATGTCTCTATTAAAGTCAAAGGCATATCTAAAAAAATGCAAATAGAACTTGGTAGATTAATTAATGGAGAAACAACAGACGCTTTTGATTATCAAAAAGCATTATTAAAAGCAAGTGTTGTTGAGCCTGAATTAACAGACGAAGCAATAGATGAATTGTATGAAAAAGACGCAACCGTCATTGACTTAATATTTGCAGAACTTAATACCCTTAACGGAGTAGGAAGCGAGATTGAATCAGCTTTAGCTGAAGATTTCAAAAGCGAATCCTGATTTAGTTTTTCAATTTAGATTAGCTCGTGAATTAAGAATGACAGTTGGCGAACTGCGAACTAAAATGTCATCATTAGAGTATTCACAATGGGCTACATTTTATTATGTAGAACAACAAGAAAAGGATAAACAACGAGCTATGGCAGAAGCAGAAGCTAAGAAAAAGAGAATGAAGTAATGGGTAGTTCTAATATCCTTATCAAACTCGTATTAGAAGGTTTTAATAAAGCTAAAGCCCAAATGAACAATTTGGGTAAGCAAACTGATTCTTCAGGTGGCAAATTAAGTAAGTTTGGTACTGTTGCTAAGATTGGTGCAGTTGCCGTTGGTACAATTCTTGTAAAAGCATTATCAGAAGCTACAAGACAATTCATAGACTTTGAAGATAAACTTAACCAATCTCTTGCAATTATGCAGACAACTGAAGAACAACAGTTGGCTATGGCAAGAGCTTCTCGTCAAGTTGCAATAGAATCTCGTATATCTGCAAGTGAATCAGCAGAAGCATTTTTCTTCTTAGCGTCAGCAGGTTTAGACGCTGAACAATCTATCTCAGCACTTCCACAAGTTACCAAGTTTGCTCAAGCAGGTATGTTTGATATGGCACTTGCTACTGACTTGGCTACTGACTCTCAATCTGCATTAGGTCTTACTGTAAAAGACGCAGAACAAAACTTAACTAACTTAACAAGAGTTACTGATGTCTTGGTAAAAGCAAACACATTAGCAAACGCTTCTGTGCAACAGTTTGCAGAAGCACTTACAACAAAGTCAGGCTCGGCTTTAAAAGTTACAAACAAATCTATTGAAGAAGGTGTTGCAGTTCTCTCAGCATTTGCAGATAGAGGTGTTAAAGGTGCTGAAGCAGGAGAAAAACTTAATCAGTTGCTTAGAGATACAACAAGAGCAGTAGGTAAAAACTCTGAAGTATTTAAGAAATACAATATAGACATTGTTGATAATCAAGGCAACTTAAAGAATTTAGCAGATGTTATTGATGAACTTGACGGTGGTATGGCAGGTTTATCAGACCAACAAAAAGCAGTTTTATTAGACCAATTAGGACTTAATCGTGGTGTAGCAGACGCAGTAAAAATCTTATCAGGTGCAGGAGACCAAATAAGAGCGTATGAAGAAGCTCTTATGGGTGCAGGTGGCACTACTCAAGAAGTTGCAGACAAACAAGTTCTCTCATTACAAGGACAGATAGATATTCTTAGCTCTAAATTTTCAGAGATTGGTTTATTAATAGTTGATAGATTAGCACCTGCTCTTGAATCTACTATTGGATTCTTTGATAAATTAGCTAGTGGAATAATAAATGTCCTAGACCCACAATCTGACTTCAACAAAAAACTTGAAGAAGGCAGAAAAATTATGGAAGAACAAGGGTGGGCTATTGGACAAACTGTTGGAACTTATGATAAATACTCAAAAGTTGTTGATGAATCAGAAAATAGTAATCAACACTTAATACAATCTCATAAAGAATTTGCAGAAGCTATGCGTTATCAAGAGCTTATCCAAAAAGATTTAATTAATAATACTCACGAATTAGATAGAGAAACAAGTAGCTATAACGATACCAAAAAAGAATCTATTGAACTTACAGAAGAAGAACTAGAAGCAGAAAAGAAACTCGCAAGAGATAGAGCAACTGCAGGATTAGACGCATTAAGAAGTCTTAATGACGCTTACCAAAACTTAAGAGATATAGAACAAGATAGATTAGACCTAGTTGATAAAGAAGCTAAGGCACTTACAAAACTAAATAAAGCAAATAAAGAATTAGAAAAAGCAAATGAAAAAGTTAATAAAGCTAAAGAAGAATTTGAAAAAGTCTCAGGTCTTGGTGCAAAAGTTACTAATGAAGAAGCCTTAGCTATTGCTAGACAAAGAGAAGAAATTAAACAATTAGAAGAAGTTGAAGAAAAATCTGAAATACAAAAACTTCAATTAGCAGTTGCAAGAGAACGCTTAAATGAATTAATAGAACAATCTACTGCTATATCTCGTGAAGAAGAAGAAGCACTTAGAAATATTGAACGAGCTGAAGCTGATGTAATTACTCAAACAGAGAGATTACAAGAAGCTCAACAGAATTATCAAAAAGCACAAGAAGAATTAGCTAAAGCTACTGCAAACTCTACAGAAAATATTTTAGAAATGGCTTTAGCAAAAGCAGAATTAGATTCTGCATTAGAAGATTTAAAGTCAGCAGAAAAGTTTAAAGACGGTATCAATGAAATAGTTAGGTTAATTGGTGGAGACTTAGATACATTAACTAATCAATTTAACGCACTTATGAATTTATCAGGTAGAACTATTGG